GTCAGGGCTTCGCCCTTCACCACACGGTAACCATACACCTGCAGGCCGCGGATGATGTTGCCGAAGGTGGATTCAGCACGGAGGCTTTCCATCTCGGTCATCTGGCTGGCGAACGTCAGGCCCATCTTGTGCCCGGCGACCACGCTGAAGCAGCGATATGTGGAGTCCACGACGCTGTTCAGATTGTGGCTGGTGTACAGCGTGAAGCGGTCGATCATGCCCAGACGGCCGTTGCGCAGCACGGAGCTGGCATCGCCTGTCAGGGACGCGTCCTTCAGGTCGGACTTCTTGATCATGCCGGCCATCCAAGCGGGGATGATCATGAAACGGCCAGACTCGGGCGCATTGGCTTCATCCAGCACGGTGCCAGCGTCCACGAGCAGGTCGAGTACGTTGGTTTTGGTGACTTGGATGGGGGCACCAGCGGCACCGAGGTTGATGCTCTGGCTGATACGACCAGCGGTCGCACCCATGTTGAACGCGGAGATGTCCGGCAGCATGTTGGTCAGCACTTTGGCATCAATCGCCAGCTTCATCTTTTCAGATGCGTCCTTGGACCATGTGTCCATCAGGTTGATGTCGGCCTGAACCTTGTCCACGTCGTCTTCAACGCAGGCAAAGTATTCGCCTTGGTCGATTTCCAGCGTGATCTTCGGTTTGTCCGGGCGCTCGACCGTCAGGTTCATGCCCTTCTGGTAGGGGCGAACAGTGACTTCAGGGGTCAGACGGATCTGAACCTTGTCGCCGTGGGCTTTGATTTCGCCCTCGTAGTCGGTGTTGGAGATGGCGGTCAGAACAGACGCATCGTAGAAGTTCTCGATGAGTTTGCTGGACCAGATTTCGGGGATGAAATTGCCGGAGTAGTTTGCACCACCGGCTGCTACAGGGAATGGCATATGATTACCTCTTGAAAGTTATGCGGCGCGCTGGACGATACGTCCCTCGCGTTGGGCCAAGAAAATGTCGCGCTCGATGGCCGTGGCTTCTGCTTCCTTGCCCTTGTACACACCGTGCAACTTGTCCGCGTAGAACTTGGAGATGTCTGCGGGAGTGTACGTCTTTTCAGCCTTCTGGGACGGCGGCGTGGTCGCTGCTGAAGCGCGGCCGGGGGCCAGCTGTTTTTCCAGCTTGGAGACATTCGAGACTTGGGCAGCAGTGTTTGCGGCACTGGGCGCTTGGGTTACTCCAGCTTCTTGCTTCCACGCTTGGAAAATGCTCACAACGCGGTTGAGGTCGAGGGTCTGCTCTGCGTCGGCCAGATACGTCTGGCGGGTAATACCCGTCATGGCGTCAGGTGTCAGCAACCACGCGTGGAACCGGGAGTCATCGTTGATGGTCCCCCAGTCAGGTACGGCTTTCGACAGGCCCGCTGCGAACGCTTGTTCCGCAGATACCTGTTGGTTTGCCGCAACACGCTGCACGGTAGGCGCCAACCCCTGCAGCTGCTCCAGACGACGGTTGAGATCGTGCAGGGCTTGTGCAATGGGGGCTACCTCCTCGCGGGTCACACGCCGGGCGAAGTCGATCATCTCCTTACCATACTCGGTAACATCCGCCTCGCCCACGAGGGGTGTAGACGGCTGCGGAGCATGGGCAGTCGGCATAGACTGCATGGAGGAGACCAACTGCTCCAGTGTGGCAATGCGCTGTTCGGCTTGGGACAGTTTGCGGTTTGCCGCATTCACAATCCCTTGCTGGGAGCGCCACCGCTGTGCGTAGGTTTCGCTATTCTCGTCCTCCGCCGGAGTGGCGGGGTTTCCTTGCGGACGAACGGGCTCCGTCGGCGTGGCAGCGGGGGCTGCAGGGGCTGGATCGGCGTTGGCCGTGGATGCCGCTTCGGTCCCGGTAGTACCTGCTTCGTCAGCGCTGGGCTTCGGGCCGTAGTGCTGCGCAATCAGATTGTTCGCGGTTTCGACTTGCTTCTGAAGTTGTTCGGGGAGTGTCATTTTGGGTCCTTGCTCACTTGCTAAGGGAATCAAAGCCTAACCTGCTGCAGGAGTTCTGTCAGCATCTGCACCCGGCCTTTATGGGTGCAAAAGTTTTCCGTGTTTGTCAGGACCATGCGCTCCAGCTCCGACTGACGCAACCGCTCAAGCAAGTCGATGAACTGCCGGTTATGGCGTCCGACTTGCGCGAGCAGGGCTACGTCGTCATCAGTGAGCGTCATGGTCTGATCAGGAACCCTTGATCACCAAGAAGGTGTAGGCTCCTGCCGTTGGGGTCACGGACCCCGCAGTTGGGTTCACAAAAGTCAGTCGCAGAGTATTGGCGGCGGAGACTTCCGCGCCACACAGGGCAGCTGCTGTGGTGTTGGGGTTGGAAAGCGGCACGATAGAGTCGCCCACATTCAGACCGGCGACCGTAAAGGTCTGCTTGGCAGCCACGATGGTGGCGACCGCAGCGGGGGTCAAAGACAGAGATACCAACGAGCCCGCGGCCGGCGTGGATACAGTCGGCATCAAAAGCTGGGTAGCCTGAAGATTCTCACGAGACATGGTGTTCTCCAATAAAACTATTGCAAATATACAACATCAGCGTCGCGTGTCAATAGTAGCACGCACAACTGCTGCGAGTACAGCGTCAGATAGATTTCTACCACCCCGGGCGACAGCATACCCATGGCCCGAGACGGACATGAACCCCCCAGCCCGCGCAACGGCCGCGCCGGAGCCTGTAGAAGTCCGTGCCATGGACACTGCGAACCCGGGGAAAAGCGTGCCGGCGGCCGCCCCCACCGCAGCGGCGGTCCCTGCCCGCGCGGGGCTGTGCCCTCGCAAGGGCCTCGCCTGTGCACCCCCCCGGGCCCGAGATACACGGGCCATCGACTTAGACCGGCAAGAGACGCAGGTGGCGCTTCCGGGGCGATGCACTGGCACTGGCAATACAACAGCGCCCGAGGCGCGTACGGCGCGCACGTAGGTCGCCGCGCGAGCGGAAAGCGCCGCGGCGCGACCTTCTGATATACGCTGAAGCCTGAGACGATTTGTGGACTTCGGGGCCCGCGGTGGGTACGCATTGGGGTCTGCCAGCACACCCACCGCGCTGAACGTCATGCCGGCTACACCGGACAGTTCGTTACTCGCGCCGACCGTGAGCGAGGCTATAGCTGTGAGCGAGAAGCCCGCTGCCCCTGCCATAGCGTTGGGGTCGAACGCTACCGGGCCCCAAGAGCCGCCCCAGCTATCTAGCCAGCCAGTAAACGAGGTAGCCATCTAGGCAGGGCCCCACTCCGTGCCCGTCTGCCCGTTGCCGCCGACTGTGTACCCATTCACCCGCTTGATGTCCACCGCGGGGGGGCTCGCGTTCATGGCAGCGATAATCGCGTCCGTTGTAAGCACTGTGTTGTCCACCGTGCTGCCCGACATAGAGCCAACGGCGTATGGCAATAGGCTTCCCGTGATGGCGAAGCTGGCCGACGCTGCGCGAAGCGGGCTGGTGTCGTTAGTCGGCAAAATTGTCGCAGAGCAGCTAAACAGGATAACGCTCGACCCAGATGCACTGGCCTCTGCGCCCAATATCGGGGTGTTGGTCGTGATCGCAAACGAAGTGGAGCCGATACCCTCAATGGACGCCGTAAGAAGCGGGTTATTGGTGGTAATCGCCCATGATGCAGAACCCGTGCCGCTGCTGATTAGCTGACCGTCCGGGGTATTCGTCGTAATGGCGAACTCGCTCACCCCTGTGGTTGTGATGCCGCCAACGCCCTCGCCACCCGCACCGAAGGTCGCCACTGCGAAATTGCGCGAGGACATTCCTCCGGCTGTCTTAGGAAGCACCCATGCAGATCCGGACAAGTGCCCGTCTGGGGTGGCAGCTTTAGCGCTGAATACTTGGTATACGCTGCGCTGCTCGCCGTGGCGGTTGAAGTTGGAGCGCATGATGGCCACGCCACCGTTGAGGAAGCGCCCCGGACTTTTAAGCAATACCGAGCGATTGCCGTGTAGCGCCATATCAGGACCAGCCGAATTCCAAGTGACCGCTGAGTGGCGACGCAACGGGAGTCGCCGCACCGGCAAGCATGAGCCATGCAAGACATGCACCGTCGTACACCTTTGGCATCGATGCGAACTGGTTGACAAGATCGCGCTCTGCGGTAACACCCAAAGTAGTGATTGGCAAGGTCATCAAGGGTTTGCACAGCACCAGATTCAATACGCCTGATGTGTAGGTCGCAGACAGGTTGATAGACTGCACAGATCGAATGCCAGAGTCGCCAGCGGCTTGAGGAACAAAGGGGCCGTACTTGCCTGCGCCTGTGCCAGAGTACACAACGGATGTAACCGCCGCCGCAGTATTGCCAATGGGCAGGGTTGCAGGTGTTGCACGGCCTGCGGTTCCCGCACTATTGGTGTAGCCCAATGTGATGTTGGGAGTGCCCGCGCCCATGACCGTTGAGGGTGTGATGAATGCCTGCACACCAGCTCCGTCTGT